CTCTATTTCTGCTATTTGGGTTTGAAATATGCACCACAAATAGAGTCCTTAATAATAGATTTAAAGGGTGGAGTAATCTGAAAGAATTAACAATTAACTCCCTAGCAAGTAGGTATGAGGTCTTACCAAAGGAAATTAAAGCCAAGATACCTTATGCCTACTTCATCAAATATCCTCAAAGGGTAGAATTAGCCGTTCAAACAACTAAAAACGTCATAATAGGCAAAACAGAAATAGCCATCAAAATGCGAAGGGGTGAACGCATTGTGCTGTGGAAATTTACAAAGGAATAAATGAGCAATAAAGAAGATTTAATTTTATCAATGAATCAATCATTGGCAAACAAATTTGAAAGACTTTACAAAGACGAAAAAGAACGCAGACAATTTTGTGAAAATGAATTAGCTTTAATTAAAGGGGTGGGTAATAATTCTCCTGAAATGAAAAAGCTCCAAGAAGAAAATAAAAAACTTAAAGAAGATTTAATGAGAGAAAAGGAAGAACACCAATACGACAATAATGTCCATAGAAAAGAAATAGAAGAACTTAAAGGGAGGATTAATGGAAGTTTTAATCGTAATTGAAATTTTAGCGATTATATACGCAATAAGCGTAGCTAACAACAGCTAAATGATAAGAAACTCAGAAACAAAAAGGGCAAAATATTTAATATATTTTCTTTTAGATAAAAAACAAATTGTTTACATAGGCGAAAGCCAAATCGGAATCCCTAGAATCTTTCAACATAGAGCCACTAAAAAGTTTGATGATTATATCTATGTATGCGAAAAACAACTTCCCTTTTTAAAGAATTATTATTTCAGACGTTATTATGAAAGGCGATGGATTAACCGATTTAAACCTAGATATAATTTTGAGCCTACTAAAATGCCTAGTTTAAATGAGTTTCTTATTAAAATGTATCTATGGGCGGAAAATCCTCAGCCTGAATGGGTAAGACCTTTAGCCAAGTTTAATACTTTTTTTGCTAGAAAGCTGGAGGGGAAAAGCAAAAAGGGAAAGGTGTTTTATACCGATAACCAATATAGCAAGGTTCACACTATTATAGATATAAATAAAATTATTTATATTAATAATGAATTAGCTTTTAAATTTTTAGCAAATGAAAAACCTAAAAAAAGTTTAGGGTTAAGATACACTAGAAAATTCAATCATCGCAAAGAATCTATTACTAATTAATTGTTTTCAAATTTTATAACCGCATTAAAACTAAATGATATTCTAGGTTCTTCGGAGTTATGCGGATAAACTTGATGCTCTAAATTTCCTGGAAAAATATAAAAATTTCTTTCCTTCGGTTCTCTTTTATAAGTAGCAAACTGAAACATACCCTCCGTTCCTTCCCTAAATTCAATCATCCCCCCAAATTTATAATGAGATTTTTCTCCCTCAATCGGTTTCATGTCATTAGGAATAGATAAATAACCAACGGTGCTGATGCTTGGGTTTTCTTGTATCCCTGTAAAATTGCTGTGCGTATGCAAAGGATTCCATTGATTTTTTAATTGATAATTATACCAAGCTGAATTAATTACAATATGCCTGACCTTTTTATTAGGATAATGACTATTGGCATAAGATTTTATAACTTCATCAAAGTAATTTCTTTTCCATTTAAGCATCACTTCAGGAGTTATTAAAAATTCTCCGTCATTGCCTAACCCCCCAGCTAACTTAAAGCCGAAGCGATAGTCTTGTTTTTTTTTCTCAGGTAAGTTTCTAATCATATCTAAATCAGCTTTAAAATCTTTCATTAATTCCAAAGGGAGGTCTTGCATAGAAATAGAAGATCCAAACGGCTTGAATATTTTTACATTTATTTTACCCATATTTTTTTTCCTCTCATTATATTGTGAATAGTATGTTTTCCCTTTTTATTGACATAAGATAATGTGCCTGTCCATTGAGGTTTAGTAATGGCTAAAGATTTCAACATTTTTTTAAAAGACATAGATTCCTTTTCTTCTTCCTCTTTACCTTCTTCCTTTATTTTAAATTTATATTTCATTTAGTTCTTTTATATCTACCTTATAGGCAGCAGGTCTTTCAGGATAACCAAAATTTGATAATCGTTCTGGCATTTCCTTATAAAAAGGAAACCAACCCATAATGGAAAAAATAAATTTTAATTTTTCAGTCCGATTAGTTCCTTCATGGATAACTAAAACATATTTGCCTTTTTTTTCTTCAGGTCTAATCAATAAGAAATTATAATTCTTTTTGCTTTGAGTTCTTATTTCAATATTATTTTGAAAGTCTGAGTCGGTATATCTAGCAAACGAATCGCTATATGAATTATTAAAGAAAGTATTGGTGGCTTTAGCATACGCAATTTCTCCTAAAGAGCCAAGCACCGAATCGGTAATAGTTTTTTCAAATCCACCAGTATAACCATAAGAAAAACTTTTTCCTTGCTTCAGATTAGAGATATATCTCCTTGTTGCATTTTCAAAAGCTAGTTCTACTTCAAAGGGTTCTAATTTAACTTTTTTCATACTTCATTCCCAAATACATCCCAGCCAGGAGTTTTTTGTCTAGCAAAGAGTTCAATTCTTGGTAAATCTCCCATAAGCTCAACAATTCTATCCCTAACACAATCAGGTTTTCTACTATGTTCTCTCCTCTTATCAATAACTAATTGATTTACATTTTTAGAAATTCTTTTAGGATTACCTTTGGTTGCCAATAAACACATTTCAGGATTTGCTCTTGTCCAATAACCTAATCCAGTAAAAAACTTATTCATTTTTGTTTCCTTACACCAAGTAAAAGCAACTGTTTTATATTTAAAATTCCATTCTTTAAGTAGTCTAAAAGATTTTTCAAGAAAAGGATCAGTAACCCAAAGAAACAATACACAATCCACATCACAAATATTAGATACAGGAAGCCGTAAGAGATCATTAAATTCCATACAGTTATAATGTTGTGTTGCGTTGCGATTTTCGCCTTTTTTAGAGTAGCTTTTAAAGTAGTAAGGTGGATCAGCATAAATTATTTTATATTTCTTGTTTGGAAATTCCATATTCCTTTTTATCTAAATATTTTTTGACATTTTCTAGTTTTTTATTCCATATCTTTAATGAATAACAATCCGCACAATAATATTTAATATCCTGTATTTCTGCATTAAATTTTTTACACTTAGAACACTTCCTAACATCTCCGTACAAGTAGCCCATTTATAAATCTTTTCAATTTAGGATTGGCAATAAGTATATTTACAAATTCTTCTGCTGCTCTTGCAGTTTTTTCCTCTCCAATTTTATTAATGTTAATTTTATTTAGATGACAAATGATATGCCAAAGCTCATGGAATATTGTTTTAGCCATATTTCTTTTAGAAAGTTTAGGGTTAATTTTTAAAGTTAAATCATTAGGATCATAAATAGCCAAACAATCTTTTGGTTTTTGCCACAACACTTTAATTCTCTTTTTTTTATAATAGATTGATTCTAACATGGTTCTAAATATAGCTAAAAATAACGACATTTCAACCATATATAGTACAAATAATGGTGAAAATACAGCTAAATATTGTACTAGATTAATGTATTATATTCGTATATAAAAACGACTCATGGAGCTGCTTGATTGATGACACAGTTAATAAAAATTGGTGATGAATGGGATCAAAAGAAAGGTTGTTTTACCGCTAATCATATTTCTGCCAGTCAAATAAATTTACCTTTAGATGTTTGGTTTATGAAATACTGTGTTTGGAATGCTGCCAAACGAAAAAAGTTATCTCCCTCTGTTTCAATGATATTTGGTGGTATTTGTGGTCAAGCAGTCCAGGATTTAATTCAACACAAACTAACCGTTAAAGAGGTAATGGAGGGTAAAAATGTATGATCCAATGGCAAAAGATATAAAGTCTTTAGTAGAGCAAGTTAAAAGTTTAGAAGCTCAACTTAAAGAAAAGGAAATGCAAAGGGAAGAAGAACAAATCTATAAAATTTCTGAAAGAAAAAAGGTAGATATTTTAACAGAAGAAAATAATCAACTTAAAAAGCAATTAGGGTTTTATATTGCTTTTAATAAAAATGGCAAAGATAAAATGTTTGAATTAATTAAGGAGGTTTTAAAGTTTTATGGAAAAAAAATTGAAGAAAATAAACCTAATTAAAGATAGTGATGATATGTTTTTTGAATTAATGGGTAGCGAAGATAATAAAGGCGATTTTAAAAAAATGATGGAAATAATGCAAAAGAAATATGTTATGTCTTTTTCCTTTTTTCATTCTTTACTTTTTTTAATCAATAAAGAAACTAAAAAACATTTAAACGAAAAGGAAAGAGATTATTTAAAACAACTTTTTGGTATGGAATTATCAGGATCTTCCATATTGGATGGGCAAATCATATCAGAAATGCTTTTAGGAAAAATAAAATATGATCCAATTAAAAAAAAGTTTTACGAAACCAATAGAGGAGTTCGTTTAAAACTAATCGGAGAAAGGGTATATGAAAACGACAAAAAACGACACTAAAGTAAGCACAGAAGAAAAAAGCAAAGGATCTTTTAAGGATAGAAGGGAAAAGTGTTTATCAAAACAGTTCCTACTGTCAATATCAAAGGGAAACAATATTCAACGGTGGCTGAACGTCATAGATTTTTATTAAAATATTTTCCTGAAACTAGGATTGATGAACAAATAGTTTTCCAAGATGAAAAAAGAGTTATTACAAAAACTACATTATATATTGGTGAAACTCCTTATAGCACAGGTCATGCAGAGGAAAAAAGAGATTCATCATTTATAAATAAAACAAGTGCGTTAGAGAACTGTTTATCATCCAGTTTAGGAAGATGTCTAGCAGCATTTGGCTTACATGGATCAGAATTTGCGTCAGCCGAAGAATTAGCGAATGCTTTAAAACAACAAAGCAACGGTGTCGCACAAGAAATTCCTATTGAGAAACAAGTGAACATGACAAGACTAAGTTCGCTTTATTCCGATTGGAAGAAGAAGAACGATTTAATTGAAAGTCGTTTTAAAAAACAAGAACAATTAATTAATAAACAAGGAGGTACAAGTGGAAAAAGCTGGTAAAGAAAAAGATTGGGCATTATTTCCGTATGATGGCAGTCATGAGAAAGCAATTAAAATTGATTTTTCAGGCAACATCAAACTACATAATTCTGATCGCAAAGGAACGGTACTAGGAGTTAAAGGTGTTTCTAAAGATGGAAATACTAAGTTTGTAAGAATCTTCAGTCAGACAGGAGTTTTATTTTTGGGTGATGATGGAAAATTTACAGGCGATATTACCTGGAAAGATGTGGGAGGAAAGAAAGCTCTCATTGGATGGGCAAATGAAGAAAAGAAAATATTATCAGGTTATGCGAATGAACCGAAAGGCACAAAGGATGCTAAATTGGCTTTTTGAAGTCTTTATAGAACAGGAATATTACATCTATGTAATTTGTTTAGTATTCGGTTTTTTTGTTCTGTATATGCAGAGTAGGTATTAAAAATGTTTGAACTTTTAATGTTATTAATTTTACCCTCAGAGATTAATCCTCAAGAGGTGGGAATAAAGTATTTATTAAAGGATCGTTTCACTAGCTATGAAACCTGTGAAGATTATGTCAAAAAAAATACCTACTTTAAGGAGGGCGAAACTTTTGATGGTTTATTTTATAAAATAGATAAAAAGGAATACA